ACGGTTGATCGTCATTTCTAACACGAACCCCACGAGCTTTAAAACCTGCAGGCAGATTTGCTAAAGTACCTGCGTCGATTAATTGACGCAAAATACTTGTTGCTGCCCTACCAAGGCCACCAATCATATGTATTAAGCCAAACCCATAAAATCCAAGACCAGGCATGAATTTATAATGAACAAAATACTGGTTCTTTTTAGCTAATCCTGTTCCCTCGTCAAAGTTTCTACGGATGCTTAATATCTCTCCGGAACTTTCATCAAGTGAAACTATATACGGAAGGAGGATACCACTCGGTTCTCCGTCAGGCCCCATATCCTCAAAGCCCTCAATGTCCAAATCTACATGCATCTCAAGGATAGTATATATTTCGTCTGAGTACCCTTTATGCGTACCTTGAATCTCATTTACCTTTTGACGAACCTCGTCCTCTTCTCCATCAGAGGCTTTTAAACTAATATCTTTGTAAAATCCGCTTATTTGCATCTTACGGACATCATTGAAATCCATCCGTAAGACATGTGTAATTCTTGGTGAAGTGGCTAAATCACTTGCCATGTACGGAACAACAAGATCTTGCGCTGGTACAAATTTAGCCACAGCGCGTTGTTGTGCCTCGTCATAATAAACTTTTTTAAAACATGACCCAGATAGCGGTAAATAAAACAGAAGTTGGTCCATATCAGGATCATATTCCTGCATAACCTCCATGATTTGATAATTCATGAAGTCTTTAACCCGTGAGGCCTGTTCTTCTCGCGCTACATCCTGCACTCCCAACACTTGTGTCTTAACTGGCCCACCAGCAGGTAAAAGTTCTTTATAAGCTTGCGCTTGGAACTGAGTCACACTCTCACTAATTAATGGATGAGTTACTCCAGATGCCCCCTCAAAGGGTTGGGATCGTTCAGTGTATTTAATTCCAAGTTGATCTAAACCTTTGGTATACGCTTCTTCCCACTCGCTTCTAGATTCACAGTCTTCACGATAAGATTCGCGTAAATCTGAAGATATTTCCGACAAATAAGAATCTTCTAAGTACTCAGCTAAATTTGCATTAAAAGGTACTTGTTCTGTTTCTTCTTCATCGGCAGCAATTTGGTTTAAAGCACGAACAATCGCTCCACCTTGCCCGTCGTCAATTACCTCGGCACCCCCACTGAAATCTACTGGGCTGGGCACATCTACTTCGACATCCGGAAGACCCTCTGTGTCGTCTAAGTTTAGGCCCGGTACAACCATATTAGGTGGTAAAGCCATTAGAACGTTCCTTTGAACTTGGTCCCTTGAACCTGACCACCGTCTTTAAAACCTTCTCTCATTTCTCCTTTGTCATCAAAAGGATAACCCACTGCATCTGCTGCTTTATCAAACCCTAATGACTTTAAAAGATACGGAGCAATGGTATAGCTCCCAATTTTCTGGGCGGACTTCTTTATTTTTTGGTTACGTTTTGCTTTGGCTTCTCTTAAAACCTTCCGCGCTTCTTCTACCTTCCGCGCTTCTTCTTTTGTAACTTTGTTTGCCATTTTAATAATACTCCCTATTAGCTACGTATTGACTTTCTTCTTCTTCATCTTCGCCATGCAAAGAAACAAAACCTCCTTGACGAAAACGCATCAAAGCTAAGGTCATACTATCACAGAAGTCGTCATGATCGCCATTAGGAAATGAAACCACCTCCTCAATGACCTCTTCAGAAAATTTCTTGGCCTCCGGAGCCCAAACAATTCCAGCTTCAAAAAGAGGAGCCACCATATGCATCCTCGTTATCTTATCACGACCCTTACCAGGCGAAAAACCCAATGCAGGAATGCCTCGTAATCGCAATTCATCAATCAACGGCGTTCCTGTGGCTTTTGCCTCAATTACAACCATGTCAGGTTCCCAATAATCATGCTCTTCGTAAGCAATTTCCTTTAATTCTGGAAAATTCCAACGACCACGACGGGCATCAAGCAAAATTAAGTTATCCGGACCACCCTCTTCAGGATTAAAAACGCCCCAAGTGGTAATTGCAGAGTAATCTGCCGATTCTTTCTTAGAAAATGCCGTATCATACGATTGTAAAATGTATTTTACTGGTGGTATCTCTTCGTTTTCCCATTTTTGCCACCAATCTCGTTTAATTATCGCAGATTCAGCGTTTGTGGGCTCTTGTTGCCACTGTGCAGACCATTTTGTCAAAGGTAATGAAGCTTTTATGCTTAAAAGTGCTTCTTTTGACCAAAATTCGGGCCAAAGAGCGTTGCCAGAAGGCATAATTGCAGGAAATTCAATGATTTCCCACTGATCTGCCAAAATATCTCCCGTCTGTGCTTGCAATAATCGTCCCGTAAGGTCCTTTTTACCCCATCGAGTCATAACAATTATGATTGCACCACCCGGTTGTAAACGTTGTCGGGGCCCAGACGTGTACCACTCATACGCATTGTCAAAAGCACTCTCCGAAAGAGCGTCTTGCTCTGAATGAGGGTCATCAATAACAAATAAATCAGCACCACGACCCGTAACCGCAGCGCCAACACCCGCTGCAAAGTACTCACCACCCCTATCTGTCTGCCATTTTCCCGCACCTTTGTTGTCTTCCTTCAACGAAGTTTGTGGAAAAATGTCCGTGTATTGTGGGTCATCAATTAAATCCCTTACTTTACGTCCAAAACGTACCGCAAGTTCCGTATTGTGCGTGGCCTGAATGATTTTTAACTTGGGATTGCGACCTAAAAACCAAGCAGGCATTAAATAACTTGCAAATTCAGATTTCGAATGCCGTGGAGGCATGTTAATTATAAGTCTTTTGCACTTTCCAGCCGCAACTTCTTCAAGCTTCTTTGCAATAATCCTGTGGTGTCTTCCCTCAATAAAATTTTCATACACATGATGAGCGAAAGCCATAAAATCATTTTGAGCTTTATCACGTAAATCAAGACGAACTGCTGCTTCCTTTAAAGATAAAATCTCCTGAAGTGCCTCGTTTGGTATGCTTTGTATATTCATGTCAAGTTATAGTATCTCAGTAACTCCTCTGAAGGAAGCAACTCAAACCCATATCGAGGGGTTGCAGTACGAGCCGCCATTACATCACCAGATGGATAGGTGCCCATAGGCAACGTGAATGGAGGAGCATTCTGATCAACACCAGGTCTTGGAGCCAAAACAGAGGGGCGCGGACCTGAAAATTGATACGGTGTGTAAAAAGGCGCAGTACGAGGACGCACTCCTTGGCCCAAAGTACCAATGCCTGTCGGTCTATAAGCGGTAGTTGCCGTGCCCCGATAATTTGGATCAGCTTCAATTACTGAAATTAAATCATACGCTGGAGCAGACTCTACCGTAATATCGCCAACAGTGGCTTCACCGCCAATACCTGTTCCGCCCTCTCCTCCTAAACCACCAGCGCCGCCCATACCACCTGCACCGCCAGTAACATCTCCAACCGTGCCTGTTGTGATGAGGTCAATATCCGTATCACCAATCGTAGCAGTTCCACCTGCTCCACCTGCACCGCCAGTAACATCTCCAACTGTATCCGCCGTCGTAAGAGCAATGTTTGTATCGCCAACCGTGGCAGTTCCACCCGTTAAGTCTATGTCACCAACAGTGGCGGTGCCGCCCGTTAAATCTATATCTCCAACCGAGCCACCAGTAACATCTCCAACCGTGTCCCTTGTATCAACAGTTTGAATTAAATCTCCAACCGAGCCACCAGTAACATCCCCTACAGAACCACCAGTCAGATCAATATCACCAACTGAGCCGCCAGCAACATCGCCAATCGTGGAAGTGCCGCCAGCAACGTCCCCAATCGTAGAAATACCGCCAGAAACGTCCCCTACAGTCGCCGTGCCACCTGCTCCACCAGCAACATCGCCAAGAGTTATATCACCCGTCGATACATCACCAACAGTTGCATCCGCTATGCCGCCAGTAACATCTCCAATCGTCGCGTCCGCCGTGCCACCAGTCACATCTCCAATCGTCGCATCCGCTATGCCGCCAGTCACATCGCCAATCGTCGCATCCGCTATGCCACCCGTGGCTTCCGCAATTCCGCCCGTAGCCTCTGCCGTACCACCTGTTGCATCGGCGGTGCCACCAAGAACATCGCCCGTTGAAAGATCAATGTCTCCAATCTCAGCTACGCCGCCAGTTGTATCACCAGTAGTTAAGGTCACATCTCCTGTGGTCGCATCCGCAGAAGTATCACCAGTTAATAAAGATGGGTCTGTAGTATCTAATAAAGATGGGTCTGTAGTGTCTAATAAAGATGGGTCTGTAGTGTCTAAAGTCTCACCTAACTCTGTGCCAGTCTCGCCAATAGTGTCTAAAGTCTCACCTAACTCTGTGCCAGTCTCGTCACGCAGTATCGCAGGGTCAGAAATTGCTGATAAGGGCCCTGTCACAGAATCCGGAACTCCTCTAACGTCACTGGTCTGTCCAGCTTGTTGTTGATCCTCAATAACCTCCGCAGCAATCTCTTCTCTTGTTCTGCCGTCAAAGGCATCTGCCGCAGCCTCTATGTCTGATAAAGAATCAACAGAGCCAGCAATATCTATAGTGTCACTTACATCTCCCTCATCAAAACCAGAATCAAATTGAGTCTCAGCAATATCTAAGTCACTCGCAGCTTGCGCCGCTACAAGATTATTCTTAGTATCGAGGTCTAACGCATCAAAAGAACCCTCGCCAAACTGAGCGTCGTAATCCTCTCTTACTTTCCTTACAGTGCTAGTGCCAAAGGTTCTTTTGAGAAGCTGCAATCCAGAATCTAATAAAGCTTGGTCATTCTCACCAGCAGCTAATAAATCCGTGCCACCCTCTGCTAGAAACTCATCGCGAGGTACTACAGTAACATTAACGCCGTCTAAATTTGAACCTTGACCCGCATTCGAAACTAAATTTGTGGCTTGTGGCTCAATAATATTTAGCTTTTCTAAAACTTGATTGCGTATGTCTGACGTGACAGGCGTTAAAACCTGCGTACCCTCCGGATTCGTAGTGACCTCACCAACCGCATTGGCAACACCGTCTTGCTCATCAAGAGCAATATACGTCTTGCCATCAATCACGGTTCCACGACCCTCATCTACCCCCCGAAAACTTCCGTCCGGATTACGATAAGGATTTAAAAATTCTGCCCCGGTGCCATCAATATCACTATCAGAAAGATCCACTACATCTTCAATATTGGTTCCAAACTCTGCCGCAGCCTCCCTAAGAAGGTCAGTTGCATCAGCAAAATTATCGCCCTGTATAGCAAAATCCGCAGGATCAAGCTCATTATTCACAGGAGAAGGTACAAACATATTACTTAAATCTACCCTTTGCCCCGGACGTATCTCACCCGTTGCACGAAGATCCGCAATTATCTGCTCAACAGTGCGACCTTGATTGTCTACATAAACGCCGTCTCTAAAAGCAAGACCCTCTATAATAGGAACCGCACCCTTACGAACCTTTCCATCAAGAACGTCTTCGTCCTTGTATACGTTTCGATAAGACCCTAACGAATCCTCTAACTGTGCAGATGTCAGAACATACTTCTCACTGGTCGGATCAAGAAGCTCAGGCTCAGTCGCAACCTTGGTTCCTTGATCTACAGGGTCTGTAGTTGCAGAATCTGGCTCATTTCTACCCGTAGAAATATTAAGCTCTGTTGCTAACTCATCAGCACCCAATTCTCCAATGTCAGACATATAATAATCCAACATCTCATCAATATCGCTAGCTGAACTAGAACCCGGTATGTTCTGATCAGCAATAGCCTGATAATCTATAGTGGGCTCCGGAGCAGGTTCAGGCGTCGTTCCAGCAGCCCCAGGAAAATAAACGCTCGTAACCGAAGGAGCAGGTTCAGGCGGATTACTCGGATCAAGAACCGTTCCCTCAACTTCATCTTCTAATGAAGGATCGAAAGCTATGTTTTCCGCAGGAGCAGGCGCAACATTAGAGTAAGTTTGTGTTTGGTAAAAGTCATCTGCATAGGGGTTTGAGCTTTGAGGCTCATTGCTACCCTTAGAAATATAACCCTCTGTTGCTAACTCAGCAGCACCCAATTCGTCCATACGATCTACGCCAGACACAATACCGCGCATGTAATAATCCAACATCTCCCTTCTATCTTCATCTGACATAGAACCCGGTATATTCTGATCAGCAATAGCCTGATAATCTATCGGGTTTGACTCCTCGTAAACCGTTACTACAGGCCCTGTAGTTGCATAATCTGGCTCAGGGTCCTGCAAGAGGGTCCTGTTGCTACCCCTAGCAAGATTACCCTCCATTAGTATCATATCACGCTCCTCTTCCGACAAGCTCCCCCTCTGGGGTTTATAATACTCGTACATCTCCTCAAGATCGCTAGCTGAACTAGAACCCGGTATGTTCTGGTCAGCAATAGCCTGATAATCTACAGTCGACTCTACGTCAGATAAAGAATCAAGAACCTCTGGAGCAAAAGTCGGAGCAGCAAGAAACCTTTTGTTGCCAACCGTGTCACGAACCGCATCATCCGCACCTAAAGTGCCGTCCGAAACCGTCGCTCCAGCCGCTATCTTCGCTTGCTGACGATCTAATGCCGCGTCAAACTCAGGATTCTCCCCGCGATAAAACGTACTGTATCGACCACCATCAAAATTAAAAAATTGGCCCGGACCTAAAGCCTCCCTAGCCCTCGCAAAAACCTCCGCAAAATTTGAGCCCGGAATGTCATATCCCGTCATGCCAGTGCCATAAGACGATAAAATAGCCGCACGCTGGGTATCCGATAATAACGAAGTATCACCAGAAATCCTCGCTATGTCCTCACGCTGATCCGTAGAACCAAAATCCCCAGAAACAACAGTGTCAATTATATTGTCCGAAACACCCGTAATCCTAGCCGCAGTGCCAACGTTCCCAGTGCCAATGTTACTACGGTCCGCGTCACTCGCACTGTCCGTAAAAGCAAACTCACCAATCCCATCACCGTCAGTGTCACCCAAATTAGCTACACCACCAGAAACACCGTCACTCGAATCGCCGTCAAAATCTAAACCTAAAGTGTTGTCAAAAAAATCCTCAAATGCACCACCGTCATCAAAAAATCCAGCGTCATCGCTACTGTTATTAGAA